AAAATCACTTTGGAATAAGTTAGTAAACAAAACGTCTGTTTCTCCCACACTTGTTGTGGTAGAGGAGGTGAGAGAAAAAAATCCTGCAGGACCAGTTTTTTATCAGGTTTGTCGCGGCGCCGGAATGAGACACCGGATAATTGTCAGAAATGACATAGTAGAAAAGTTTGAAGATTGGTATAAGGGCACCCCCGACAGGAACGAGATAGAGCAATCTATTGATGCGTTTAAGGATGCTCACCCAGAGCTTGCGCCCTACACTCGCCCGCTGGGCTCATAGGGGAGAATTTAAATGAAAATCAAGAAATCACAACTTAAACAAATTATTGTAGAGTCGATTAATGAACTTGGCATGGCTGGATTCGGAGGAATTGCGGGAGCCTTGGGCGCCGTCGCCGGGCGCGCTGCCCCCCCGATAGAGGGAGATGCAACAGCCATCACTCAAGAAAAAGCTGTTGAATTTTTTATGGACTTAGGTTTGGACCAAAAAGTGAGCGAAACTTTTGTTAAGAATATGGCCACTTCTGATTTAAAAGCAATTATGATTGCTGTCCCCAAGATCGATACAGCCAACGAGGACGACGATGAACTTCAAGAAGTTTCGTCAGAAAAACAACGCCGATGGGCATGCGCACAAAAAGATAAGGCTGCAAGTGAACGGGCCGATAGCCTTTCCGCAGCGGAAGCCGAAGAAATGTGTACCTCAAAAGTAGAAGAAGACTGCGATGACACCGACAAAGAGGAGTCCGGCCGGCCTCGACACTGGAGTGATAAATGATGGCAAAAGCACAAGCATTCGTCGACACATGGTTAGCAAAGCTTACCTCACGCAAGCTGATGGTATGGCTGACAGCGACTGGGTTGACATTCACAGGACATGTTACCAGCGAAGACTGGGTGATTGTCTCCGCGATTTACATTGGTGGCCAAACGATTATCGATGGGATTGCACGCCTAAAAGGATATAATGATTAAACAGAAGATAATAGAATTTGCTCTGAAGAATTGGAAAGCAATACTAATAGTGTTGCTTTTGGTCGTTATAGCCCTGAAGAATGGTCGTGATTATAAGCTCATGCAAACTGCATATGAAACTCAAGTAGAATCGCACGAAGCACAAATCGAAGGCTTAAAAGAATTACACAAACGAGAAATAGAAGAGAAGCGATTGTTGATGGAAAGCTTTTTGGAATCAATTGCGGCAATCGAAGAAGAGTATGAGACAGCCCGAGAAGAATTGGAGGCACTGCGAAAGGAAAAGAATCGCGAATACAAAAGAAAGTTCCGTCGCGACAAGGAAGCGCTGATTGAAGACATAGAAACTAAATTTGGTATTGAGTATGTTCCTTAGTCTTCTTCTAATGCTGGGTCTCTCGGCAAATGCAACTGAACCCGCCAAGTTTTCCATACTAGAATATAAAGCACCCGCACCATTCGCAGGTGTAATTTTTGATGAGAAAGCCATGGCCAAGATGCTATCAGATTATGATCTTGCCATGTATGCATGTGACATAAAGACCGATTATCAATTAAAGATTCAAAAAGAAGAATACGATTTTAAGCTGGCAAACTTAAGAATTGAACATAAAGCCTTAACAGATGAGTATGATTTGTTTATAATACAGAAAGATAAAGAAATTAATATACTTGTAGACTCACTAAAAAAAACATCTCCCCGGCACAAATGGTTATATTTTGCTGGTGGGATCCTCATTGGTACTGCGGGCTCATATGGCGTATATAGAGCATGGAATGACTAAAAAAGAACCAGATCAGATTGCAGCTCTTGAAAGAGCAATTGCCCAAAAATATGGCGATGAAGCCATAACGAACCCAAGGGCTAGCTGGGATGAAGACAGGGAAAAAGAATATCTCCAGCAAATGGGTGAATTTTATAGCAAAGTAAAAAGAAACGAAGAGCAACAAGAGAAAATTGATATTAATGGTATAAAGGTATCAAAAAAACTACTTAATAGAGAATCTCTAAAAAGTTGTCCTGTCTGCGGGTCTTTCCCGAAGAAATCTCTGGATGATGTATGCCTCGTTAAATTTGATTGTTGTAGCTTTTGTTATGAAAAATACATTTTTGGTAGAGAGGATAGATGGCTGAAAGGTTGGAGACCAAATGAGACTAAGCAAAAAAATACTTAAAGACGCTATAAAGGAAAGCTTGCAAGAGGGAGAGGAAGATCCGACGACTCTTAAAACGGCCACCATGTCAACCGCCGGCCGACAGGCCGCGTCTAGAGAACGAATTAAGAGTACCAAACAAGACAAAGAATTTACCTCGCAAGAAAAAAGTATCGTTGACCAGTTTGAAACATTTATAGCCGGCCTCGCCGGCGCAGAGGGGATAGATTTAATGGCTCATCGCCCACTGCTTAATAGAGTAATAGCAATTTTACATAAAACCATAAAACCAAAATCAGTACAAGGAGAACCAGAAAATGGCAACAGTTTATGAAATAGTACAAGGACTCACCCAAGCTGCCGCAAATGCATATGACGGCGCGCTGGATGAAAGTGGAGATCCGATTAAGGCGGGCCTAGCCCGCGAAGATGGAGATCCAATTATAGACAAGAGAGTGCTCGATGGATTTAATGTCAAGTTTTATGGAAACATGATGTGCCTATCATATCACTCAGAAGTCCAATTGAAAGAAGTCTATAAAAATGGATTTGAGAATGATATCGAACAAAGAATAAGTGAAATATCAAAGTTTTTAAAGAAAGAATATAAGAAGATCACGGGAAATTCGGTAAAACTGACTGCCGTGGGAGACGCAGATGTCCGCGTCGAGAGCGCTAGCCGCGTGCGTTCGTGGGTTGTTGCCAAGAAGCACTATGAAGTTGGCGGATTGGCTGAAGATATGAACGATGACAACAGGGGTTCCACCAACCCGCTGGAATCTGGCTGGAAAACTTTTCTTGATCAGGGAGGCTGGGACGGCAAACGCCCACAAAACGATACTAGAAAAAAGGAATCGTAAGATGCGCATCACACAAGAACGGCTCCAATCAATTATTTTTGAGGAGTATCTCAAAGAAGAGGGAATTGTCGGCGAGGCCCTGTCTCCCGAGAAGGCTGACGAGTTTATAGCTTGGATTAAAGGCAAAAGCCCAAAGCCAGAGTGGCTTGATCGCGAGTACGGCCCCGGTAGCTATCGTAGAAAAAAAGGCCTACAAGCACCAGTGGATCCTAATGTTGATCGGGCTGCTGAGACAATGCCTTTTCCTGCTAATGATATACCAGCAGATGATGCTCCGGAGAGCGAATACTCAGGATTCCAGTCTCGCAGCACCCCTGAAGATGTCCCAGAAACAGACGCGTTAGTAGATCAAATTAGTGCCTTGGTTCAAGACATGCCTGCCGAAGAGGTTTCCGATCTTTTTCAGGCAGTCTTCAGTCAGATCCCCGGCGTAGAGATTGGACCCCCTGAAGACGAAGATCCTGAAACTCTTTATTCCCCCGGCGCCGAAGGCCGGCCACAGGTAGGCTTCCAATTGGAAGAACTCAAGTCCCTTATTCGGGAAATTCTTGCTGAAGGCCATTATCACGACATGGGTGGCGAAGACGAGGTGTATGACGTGTTGGATCCTCATGGTTTCGATAAGATGCCAGATGCAGATTTGATCGACATGATGTATAAAGATGGTATGGAAGAAATGATTGTGTTAGATGGCGATGGTGATCTTGCCAACCGCGAAGAAGTTATAGCGACCCTGAAAGATGTATGAGCTTCAAGTTAGACAAAAAACAGCAAGTAAAAGAAATACTCAAATGCGGCAAGGACCCAGTTTATTTTCTTAAAACATACGCGCGCATATCTCACCCGATGCATGGGCAAATTCTTTTTGATACGTATGATTTTCAAGACGCCCTGCTGACCGACTTCAATGATTATCGATTTAATGTTATTCTCAAGGCGCGCCAGCTTGGAATATCAACCATTACGGCTGGCTACATCGTATGGCTGATGCTATTCCATCGAGACAAATCAATTCTCGTTATGGCTACCAAGTTTGCGACCGCGGGAAACTTAGTTAAGAAGGTGAAAGGCATTATGCGGAACTTGCCAGAGTGGATAAGAATTGCTACAATTGATGTAGATAACCGCACATCCTTTGAGCTTTCCAATGCCTCTACTATTAAGGCTGCATCTACTTCGGGCGATGCCGGCCGTTCCGAGGCGCTGTCTCTTTTGGTTCTTGACGAGGCCGCTCACATTGAGGGGCTTGAAGAATTGTGGACCGGCTTATATCCAACGCTATCGACAGGCGGCCGATGTATTGCATTGTCAACCCCCAATGGTGTCGGCAACTGGTTCCACAAAACATGTATAGATGCAGAGAGTGGCACCAATAATTTTAACTTAACTACATTGCCGTGGGCTGTGCATCCCGATCGAGATGAAGAGTGGTACAAAAAAGAAACCAAGAATATGTCCAAAAGACAGATCGCGCAAGAATTAGAATGCAATTTCAATACTTCGGGTGAGACAGTCATCGATCCAGATTGTATGGCGTGGCTGCTCACTAATGTCTGCGAACCAAAATATAGAACAGGCTTTGATCGTAACTTTTGGATCTGGGAAGAGTTTGACCCCTCCTGTAACTATCTGATGGTGGCAGATGTGGCTCGCGGCGATGGTGCCGACTACTCGACATTCCATATAATCAAACTGGAAACTCTGGAGGTGGTGGGGGAATACCAAGGAAGACCATCTTTGGATATGTACGCGGGCATGTTGAATCAGATTGCTAGAGAATTTGGCAATGCCATGCTGGTAGTGGAGAATAACAATATAGGATATTCAGTGCTTACAAAATTATTAGAGCACGAATGTCCTAATGTATATCACTCTATTAAGTCTAGCCACGAATATATTGAGCAGCACCAAGCGGAAGTAATGAACTCTGCAGTGCCGGGCTTTACGACGTCCATGAAAACTCGCCCTCTTATCATCGCGAAATTAGAAGAGTTTATAAGAAATAAACTAATTACAATATATTCTTCTCGTACTATTAACGAAATGAAGACATTTATTTGGAGGAACGGCAAGCCACAGGCGATGAAAGGATACAATGATGACCTAATCATGGCGCTGGCTATCGCGTGCTGGGTAAGAGATACCGCCCTCCAGTCGAACGCTAGAGAATTAAATTACCAAAAAGCCTTCGCTAAGGCTATAATAACGAGCAAAACAACTATGAATACTCAAATAAAAGGACAACATGGATACAAAAAAGACTCACTCTTTGATAAAATGAGTGAAGCAGAGAAAATGTATAAACAATATCAATGGATAATAAAGTGAGAAAATAATGGCTACCAACCCAACCAACAATCCCAAGAACCAACAAGCAAGTCTTTTCAAATCTTTGACTCGTTTGTTCTCGGGACCAATTATAAACTATCGTTCCCAGTCCGGCCGCCGCATTCGAAGACAGCACCTCGACAAATTTTCTAGCAGATTCAAGTCTGCGTCTGGTCAACAATTTAAAAAGTCGTTATACAATCCGCTTGACACGATTGCAACGAATGCCATACAAAACCAAAGACGTTCCGAGAGATATATCGATTTTGATCAAATGGAGTATATGCCAGAGATCGCATCGTCGCTAGATATATATGCAGACGAAATGACCACCTACTCCGATCTGCGGCCGATGTTAAACATCAAATGCCCCAACGAGGAGATCAGAGCAGTGTTGGGTATCCTCTACGAGAACATTTTGAATGTTCAATACAATCTTTTTGGTTGGTCTCGCACCATGTGCAAATATGGAGATTTCTTTTTGTATCTGGATATAGACGAAAAGTATGGAGTGCAATCGGTTATTGCCCTTCCGCCCGCGGAGATTGAAAGGATGGAAGGCTCAGACGCCACCAACCCCAACTACGTCCAGTATCAGTGGAATTCCGCAGGCATGACGTTTGAGAATTGGCAGGTTGCACATTTTCGTGTTCTAGGAAATGATAAGTATGCGCCATATGGTACTTCCATTTTGGAGCCCGCACGTAGAATTTTCCGACAATTAACGCTTATGGAAGACGCAATGATGGCTTATCGGGTTGTAAGATCGTCTGAAAGAAGAATGTTTAAAATTGATGTTGGCAGTATCCCGCCGAATGAGGTGGAACAATATATGGAAAAAGTGGTCACACAATTAAAAAGAAACTCGGTGGTTGACGCTGAGACCGGCCGAGTCGATCTAAGGTATAATCCGATGTCAATCGAAGAAGACTACTTCATTCCAGTACGCGCAGGCTCTGTAACAGACATACAGACGCTTGCCGGCGCACAAAATATTACCGCTATTGATGACGTTAAATACTTGAGAGATAAATTGTTTTCGGCTTTAAAAGTTCCGCAGTCTTACTTAACGATGGGAGAAGGGGCCACTGAGGATAAAACCACGCTAGCCCAAAAGGACATCCGATTCTCTCGCACTATCCAAAGATTGCAGCGAGTCCTTATTGCAGAGCTTGAAAAAATTGGTATTATCCACTTATACACCTTGGGCTTCCGAGGAGATGATCTCCTGTCGTTTAACATTGCTCTAAACAAT